AGCTACCGCAGGTGGCGCAGGCACAATGGGCAATGCTGGTGGCTCGACTCCGAAGCCTACATCGGTGGCTGATATGGTAGATAACTGGAGCAGTGGGGGCAAAGAAGCCTACGCCGCGCTCCGTAAGAAAACTTAGCATACCCCGGAGTTAAATCATGGCAGCTACAACCAGCACCACCCTTGACGACCTATTCGCGAACATTATCGCAGCAGCCCGATTCACGGCAGAAGAAGAGAGCCTGATGATGGGCCTCGTTACCATGTACAACATTGGCGACGAAGCAGGCAAAACCATCCAAGTGCCAAAGTACCCAGCAGTGACAGCCGCTGACCTTACCGAAGGCACGGACATGAGCAGTAGCACTGTTTCAACTTCATCTGTAAGCATTACAGTCGGCGAAGTTGGCGCACAAGTAGTGCTGACGGACGTTGCAGCTATGGGTTCTGGCAACCCAGCAGAAGAGCTAGGAACAGTTCTAGGTAACTCAATCGCTACGAAGATCGACACAGACCTGATCGCATTGTTCGACGGCTTCTCTACCGCATTGGGTGGAGCAGGTACTGAGATCACGGTTGCTGACATCTTCAAGGCTGCGGCTACCTTGCGTAACGCCAAGGCTCAAGGTGACATCTTTGCGGTTGTGCATCCGTTTCAGGCATATCAGCTAAAAGCTAATCTGACCAACACCTTCGCTAACCCAAATGGTGGAACGGCGCAGAATACGGCGATGGTCAACAGCTATGTCGGCACGATTGCAGGCGTAGACATCTACGAGTCATCCAACATCACAGTTGATGGTTCAGATGATGCGAAAGGCGCTGTATTCAGCCGTGAGGCTATGGCAATCGCTATGAAGCGTGACTTCCAAATTGAGACCCAGCGCGATGCGTCATTGAGAGCATTCGAGCTTAACGCTACCGCCGTTTATGGTGTGGGCGAGCTTGATGACAGCTATGGCGTAGAGATGCTGTTCGACAGCGCACTCTAAGCGTTTCGGCTAGCCTCGCATTCTCCCCAGCTTGCGGGGCTGGCCCTTTTTGGAGGTCTCATGGCGATTACATATCGTGGCGTGCGCTTCGAGGGATACAACCGCCCGAAACGGACACCCGAGCACCCGAACAAAAGTCACGTCGTATTAGCGCGACAGGGCGACAAGGTTCGCATGATCCGATTCGGTCAGCAGGGTGCAGGCACCAAACCTCCACGCAAGGGCGAGAGCGAAGCTGATAAGGCTAAGCGCAGATCGTTCAAGGCACGACATGCGGCAAACATAGCCAAGGGTCGTAGAGATAAAACGGCATCAGCAGCCTATTGGGCTGATCGCGTTAAATGGAGTTGATATGGCCTTCTCTCAAGACTCTGATCTAGTCGCACTCGTTCCCGACATATTGCAGTTCGGCATCACCAGCTTTTCTGCGGAACATGCCAAGGCAGAGACAGACTTGCTCCGCACTATCCGCAACGAGTGGTGGTATCGCAAAGGCTTGCCGGGAGAGATGGTCACCGCCTATCTCACAGATTCACAATGGACTCGTTGCAACGCTTATCTAGTTCTCTGGAAGTTTGCTCTCCCTCAGCTAACCAACTGGGTGGAGAATGATCGCTTTCTCGGGATGATCGATTTCTATAAGCAAAGGTATGAGGAAGAAGTGGTCGCAGTGTTCGCTGACGGCGTGGAATATGACGATGACAATAGCGGCTCGATAGAAGATGACGAGCGCAACATCGTCAGTTATGGGCGGCTAAGTCGATGACTCAGGGTCTACCCATAGAGGTAGAGCTTCCCAAGAACATCAATCAGATAGTTCAAGCTGAGCGCAACAGCGTTCAAAAGGGCGTCAATCGCGCCATCGGGCGCACAGCTTCCCTTGGTAAGCAGATCATCCTCCGTAGGACAAAGGCGGGCGATGGTTTTGACGGGGCGTTCAAGGGCTATTCTGCCTCTTACATTAGCGCATTAGAGAAGAAAGGCTTTCCGACTAGCCCGGTGGACTTGTTCGCAACGGGACAGATGTTGAGTTCGATGCAGGTTGAAACTCTCAACCGTCGCACTGCGCGAATTTATTTTTCAAACCCAGAGGCATCGAAGAAAGCAGCGTTCAACAACAGAACCCGCCCGTTCTTTGGGTTCAGCGATAAAGAAGAAGGTCGCTTAGGTAGGTTTTTCCGCAAGGAATTTAGTCGATGAGCGTGAGAGAGAGTATTGCAGGCAACCTCGTAACTTCCTTGCAGGCAGTCACCACTCCGACGAATATCAAGTTCGTGACGCGAGAGCCGTTTGAGTTTGATAAGTTGAGCAACGCTCAATATCCAGCGGTTCTTGTGAGGACGACGAACGAAAACAGAGAAGATGGAACCGTGGGCGGGAGTATCACTCAGCGGTTCGGCACAATCGACTACCAGCTTGTGTGCTTTGTAAAGGGCACAGGCTTGGATACAGCTAGGAACAACATCGTTGAGTCAATTGAAGAAAAACTCGACGAAGATAGGTCTCGTGGCGGTCATGCAATAGACACGCAGATAGTTAGCGTGGAGGCCGACGATGGAAGCATTGCCCCTATTGGCGGGGTGATTTTAACGGTACGAATTGAGTACCAATACACAAGAGGAACAACCTAAAGGGGTTATATCATGGCAACGACTAAAGGCTCAGGCGGCGTAGTCAAACTGGCGGTAAGCGGCGGCACTGTCGCTGCTATGGGTGAGGTTCGTAGCTTCACCCTTTCAGAAACAGCGGACACAATCGAAGACAGTGTGATGGGCAATACCGCTCGCACTTACTTATCTTCATTAACCTCTGCCACCCTCTCGATGGAAGTCTATTGGGATGACGCTGACGCAGTTCAGCTAGTCATGGACTCAGGTGCTAGCTTGATTTTCGAGTTGTACCCGACAGGTACTGGCACTGGAGAAAAGTACTACAGCGGCGGCGGTGTACTGACGAGCAAAGAAATAACAGCAGCCTTTGATGGTATGGTGGAGGGCACGTTTGAGATACAAGTCTCGGGCGCTGTAACTGAAGCCACTGCATAAGGACTCTCTCTATGGGATTAGCTAAAGAGTTAAGAAATAGAAGACAACTTGACGCAAGAAAAATTGAGGTTGAAGCATGGGCTGATCCAGATGGACAGCCTTTTGCTATGTACTGTTTCCCAATTACTTGCTACGACGTTAATGAGCTACAAAAAAAGCACCCTAAGTTCATGGAAAATACCACAATGGCGGCAATGATCGACCTTATTGTGATGAAGGCCAGCGACGAAGAGGGTGGGCGTTTGTTCACGTCAGCAGAGGACAGAATAGATTTGCTGGGAGAGGAAACTAGCGTGATCTCCAGCATTGCCGAGCAGATGTTTGCCGAGATCCAGACGGTAGAGGATCAGGAAAAAAACTGATTGCCGATTCGTTGAGGTTTAACTTGATTGCCTTGGCGGATCGGTTGCACATCAGTATTGGTGAAGCTGAGCAGATGCCACTCTCTGAATTCAATGAGTGGGCGGCGTTCTTCAAGATAATGAGTGAGAGGCAGGAAGATGGCTGACCAGAACGTCAATATAACCATTCGGGCGCTAGATAAAACCAAAAAAGGTTTTGCGTCTGTAACTGGCGGTCTAAAGCGTGTCGCTGGCTCCGTTCTTAATATGAAGACTGCTATCGTCGGCGCTGTTGGCGCTGGTGGTTTTGGTGCCCTAATTCAATCCTCCATCAACGCTGGCGATGAACTAGCTAAAACAGCAGACAAGCTGGGCGTGACAACTGAGGCGCTTTCGGGATTACGTCATGCAGCAGAGCTTACAGGCGTGTCTACAGGCACGATGGACATGGCTCTGCAAAGATTCACAAGACGCGCTGCGGAGGCCGCGAAGGGCACTGGAGAGGCCAAGGGGGCACTCCAAGAGCTAGGCATCGACGCTGAGTCCTTGGTTCGACTACCCCTCGATCAACAAATGAATGTTGTGGCAGATGCCATGCAAGGCGTCGGAACGCAATCTGACAGAGTTCGTTTAGCCATGAAGCTGTTTGACAGCGAGGGCGTCGCGTTAGTCAATACCCTTGGCGGGGGTGCTGATGCACTTAAGCAAATGACATCAGAAGCAGAGCAGTTAGGCTTGACGCTAAGTCGAACTGATACGGCTCAGATGGAGGCGGCGAATGATGCGATAACTAGGTTGCAGGGTATCTTCACTGGTTTAACCAATCAGCTAGGCGTTGCGTTTGCACCTGTTATCACTTTTGTTGCTGATGGTTTCCGGCAGATGGCTCTCGACTCCGAAGGGTTTGGTAATATTGGGCAACGAGCAGCCAATGCAGTTGTACGATCTTTTGGCTTCCTTCGCGACATAGTGCATTCCGTTCACATATTCTTTTTGCAAGCCAAACTGGGGGTCATGGAGTTCGCCGATAGTATTGGCAGCAAACTTGTACCATTTCTCCAAAACTTCATTAACCTTTACAACAAGATAGCTAATTTTGCGCCATTTCTTGATCCAATCAAAGAATCAGCAGAAGAGATCATTGGCAATCTGCCGCAAGGGATAGCAGCAACCACTGCTGAAATTGATAGGCTTCAACAACTAGACCCCGGCGCGGCACTCACTGCTGGTTTTGAAAACTTTAGCGCAGGCATGAGGGAGTCGGCGCAATCTGTTTCTGATTTAAGTACTGCGCTGACAGCAGACACTGAAGCTCCTACCATTATTGATCGATTGAACCAGAGCTTTGTTGACCTAGAGAACAAGCTCCCCACCGTTCAACAAAAGATGGATGATCTTGCGAAGACCACAATGAAGAATATGAGCGACAGCTTGATGGGTGTGGTCAAAGGCACAGTCAAGCTCAAGGACGCATTCAAGCAAATGGCGGCTAGTTTAATCATGGAAGCTATTCAACTATTCGTCATTGATAAAATCACTGGCGGGTTTTTGTCGTTTGCTAAAGGGCTTACCGGCAAAGCTATCGGTGGCTCTGTGCAATCCGGTCAACCGTACATGGTTGGAGAGCGCGGGCCAGAGATGTTTGTGCCCAATCAGGCAGGGTCGATAATTCCTAACAAAAGAATGGGAGGGGGCGTTACTGTTATCAACAACGTCGATGCGCGCGGCTCTGGCGCTGATGTAGACCAGAAGATCAAAACTGCTATGGCTCAGACTAGTCAGCAGACTATAATGACAATCCAAGATCTGATGCGCAGGAGGCGGTTCGCGTGACCACATTTGCATTCCCCAGCATCACGCCCACGACGAATACGTTTGAGCTTGTTGCTAACACCCGCACGTTTCAGTCACCCCTGACCAACGCGATACAAACGTCCTCGCGAAAAGGCTCATTGTGGAAGGCTAGCTTGCAGTTTACCAATTTAACGGGCGACGACAGACGAGAGATGCAGGCGTTCGTGGTCAAGCTCAATGGACAGCAGCATAGATTTACACTGCACGATCACTCCTATACTCGAAGGGGCGCAGGTGGCGGTACGTTACTCATCAACGGCGGGACGCAATCTGGCACCAGCTTGGTGTGTGATGGCGCGACGGCATCGGTCAATAATTACCTGAGGGCGGGAGATTACATCTCGTTTAACAACGAGCTTCACATGGTCATTGCTGACGCTAACTCGGACGCCTCTGGCAATATCACTTTGTCCATTGCCCCACCAATTAGAAAGACAGCAGCGAACAATACAGTCGTGGACTATCTGACCCCGGTATCTGGTGTATTCATGTTGGCAGGGCCAGCATCTTGGGATACGCAGAGAGACATCAGTTCGAGCTTCAATATTGAAGCCGTCGAGGATGTTCTAGCATGAGTCGCGGCTTTCCTTCCAATGTACTGACTGCACTCTCGTCGCAGCATGTCGCACTCGTCACGTTTGCTGAGCTACAGTTTCCATCGGGCACGGTTTACCTGCATAACTCCATCGGCACCTATACATGGGGAGGTCACGATTGGCTAGGTGTCGGGGATCTTGGCGAAATTAGCCAGATAGAAGAAGGCGCAGACGTTAGCCCTTACAAGATAACCCTCTCGCTTTCAGGATTAGATTCGACTATCTCAGGCGCTGCTTTGACTGAGGACTATTACATGCACCCCGTTAAGGTGTATCTGGGAGTCCTCGATTCGGATGATGCACTTCTCGCTGACCCTACGATTGTCTGGGAAGGCGCAATGGATCAGATGGATGTGTCCATCGGTGCAGCAAGCGGTGATGTGATCTCACTCACGGCAGAGTCAGAGCTAGCACGCTTCGACAAATCATCGAATCTAAAATATACCGACGCGCAGCTACAAAACGACTTCTCTGGGGATTTAGCCTTTGAGTTCATGGCTGATATCGAGGGTGCAAAAATACGCTGGGGTGATCCGAACTCCGATGCGATTGCTGGCGGGCCAGCGAATCCTAGCGTCTTTGACAGAAACCCCAATCTTCCTATCTCCGTATGAGAGTTCACAGTGCACTTAACAAGTGGCAACGTCGTCAGTTCAAGTATGGCGATGCTGACTGCTGTCAGTTTATCGCCTTCGTCGTGAAAGAGTTAACCGGCAAAGACTACTCAACTGACTTCGTGTACGAATCTCAAGCTCAAGCGGAGCTTTTGGTAGGTAGAGAGGGCAGCTTGTTGGACTTTATAGGTTCTATTCTGGGCGAACCATCGTCAACATTGCAGGACGGCGATCCTTGTGTCGTGAGGCTTCCAATAGTCGATCAAGTTTGCGGCATAAAGCTAGGCGATTATGTGGTCTGTTTGACATCTCGCGGCATGGCGAGGGTTCCAGAGCGTTATGTTCTGGCTGGCTGGAGCGCATAGATGGAGGTTATTGCAGCCGTCAAACTAATTGGCACGGTAATACTAGGTGCAGTAGAGACCGTCGGCGTTATCGCTACTGGTGCGTCATTCGGCGCAGCGGGCAGCATCATTGCAGGAACTGCGATCCTATCAGCACCATTTGCAATCAAGGGGTTGATGCCTGATCTGTCTCTGCCTCAATCAGATACTGACACAACCAGACAGCAGACAGTCAGGGGCACTATTGAAGTACAGAAAGTCGTCTATGGTGAGGCGCTGGTGTCTGGGCCGATATTCTTCGTTGGTGTGGCTGGTACGGACAATAAGGATCTCTACCACGCCATCGCTCTGACTGGACACGAATGCGAGTCGGTAACAGACATATTCTTCGATAATACTCGAATCCCAAATGCGTCTTTCACGGGTAATGCGGTAACCACTGGCAGCTTTGGCCCCACAACAGAAGACCCATCCACAACCATCTGTTTTGTTGAGCGCAAGACAGGATCAAGCACGCAGACATCAAGCTCCCTGCTAACCACCACTTTCTCGGCTTGGACTTCGGCCCATAGAGCTAGGGGTATCGGGTATTTAGTGACAAAGTGGCGGCTGACCGACTCTTCGCAAGAAGTGTGGGACAGGCTAAAGCCTACTAACATCAAGGCGCTGGTTAAGGGCAAAAAGGACATCTATGATCCGCGACTGGATGTGGCTGCTGGCAATTCGGCAGGAGCTAACCCAAGCAATGCTACTTACCAAGCGTGGAGTGAAAACCCTGCTCTTTGCGTTGCTAACTATCTCACCGATACAAAGTTCGGCCTTAGCGTCCCGACTAGCAAGATAGACTGGGCAGCAGTAGTGACTGCGGCTGATGCGTGTGACGTGACAGTAGCCGTTCCTTCCTCTGGTACAGAAAAGCGATTTACGGCTAACGGTGTTCTATTCGCAGGAGACAGCCACAGAGCGAACATCAACAAGCTCATGTCCAGCATGAACGGCACCCTCGTCTATTCTAATGGTGTCTATACGATCAGGGCAGGAATCTACGAGGCTCCTACTGAAAGCCTTGATGAAGACGACTTGGCGGGTGCGATTGGTGTGAAAACCTCCGTTGAGCGAGGTGACCGATTCAACACCATCAGACCTATTTTCATTGACCCGTCGCAGAATCACAAAAGCGTGGAAGCGCCAGAAGTACAGCTTACTAGCGCACTGAGCAGAGATAACAACGAGGTGCTGATTCGTGACGTACAGTTGCCGTTCACTAACACCAGCTTCATGGCTCAAAGGATAGCGAACAAGCAAATCCAGCTATCAGATCAGCAGAAGGTAATCACGTTCCCGGCGAACCTCACAGGGCTTCGTGTGGACGTAGGCGACAGGGTGCAAGTCACAGTCTCGGAGCTTAATTACTCCAACAAGGTATTCCGTTGTGCTGCTTGGTCTTTCTCCGATACTCAAGACGGGGTGGTCAACCTCACACTTTTAGAGGACGACTCAGGATCATATGCAGATCCAGCGGCGAGTGAGTACAGCACGATCTCAGCAAGCGGGGTCATCACAGAAGGCTTCCGTGGAGTACCAGACCCGCAGAATCTGACGGCGAATGGCGGACTGAAGCATATTGAGTTGAACTGGACTAACCCAGTCAACCCTAAGCTATTCGAGACTATTGCAGTCTATGCGTCTGCGGACTCGTCATGGGCTAACGCTAAATTGATAGGCGAGACGAGAGGGACGCAGTTCTTCCACGATGCTTTCAATCATATCGACCCAGTGGTTGTAGGGAATCAGCGGTACTATTGGGTGAGAGCGTTTGCATACGCTGGTGATAAGAACAGCAGCCAGCCGTTCGTAAAGTCAGACCGCAACCCCGACTCAGATACTTCAAACGTGATCGCTACCGTCGGGCCGAATAACCCTGACTATTCCGACATCGTTGACGATACGCCTACGCAAGATCCCCCGACTGGATTGACCCTGACAGAGACCACGGCTCTAGGTAATGACGGCTCGGTTCTTCCTGCTATCAAGGCCAAATGGACGGCACCAACCGCAAATATTTATGTTTCGTTCTACGAGGTGCAATTCAAACGGACTAGCGCAGGTGAGATAGATCTCGGCGCCGTAGCTAATTCCTACACTGCGACGGAAGATTATGGTTCTGTCGCCAGTGCTACAACCATCGAATTGAACTATGGCGGGGTGAATGAAGCCATCTCCGGCGCAGACACCGACTTCTCATCTATCAATGTCTACGGCGATTCCACGGTCATCACTGGCATGGAGGAGCTAGAGGAGTTCCAGTTTAAGGTTCGAGCGGTATCACTGACGGGCAAAGTGTCGGCGTTCGTTACTGCGAATATCACACTGCAAGGCGACCAGACTCCACCAGCCGTACCTTCTAGCGTCACTGCGACAGGTGGTATCCAGCAGATAAAGCTCGATTTCGAGTTACCTTCGGACAGCGATCTGGCCTATGTGGAGATCTTCCAGAATACAGTAGACAACCAAGCCACATCGACGCTCATCGTCAGATCGAAGACTGACCAGCATACAGTCACCGGATTAGCTAATAACATCACTCGATACTTTTGGCTGAGGAGTGCCGACCGCTCTGGCAACCTATCCGGGTTTACCGCATCAGTAAATGCAACTACTCAGAAGGTAGTGCTTAATGATCTAGCGCAAAACGTCCTTGATGAGCTAGCCGCTGGCAATGCTTTCGGCATTGAGCCTGTAAGCACCCTCTCAGGCGTCACAGGAGCGCATGTCGGACAGATTAAGTTCCTCACGACCACAAGCACCCTATTCGTTTGGACAGGCTCAGCGTGGACGACAGACCTTTTCACGGCATCATCGGTCAACCCCGGATCAATCACTGCGGCTTCGTTTGCTAGCGGTGTTGAGCCAATCTCAGCAGTTACCAGTCTGCCATCGCCCACAGGGTATACTGGGCCGTCAATCCTTTTCAACGTCACTGATAAGAAGCTCTACCGCTACAACTCGTCGGTTCCTGAATTCACGACCTTAGTAAGCACTGCGGACTTGTCAGGTACTTTAGGCGAGAATCTCTTTAGCGATACCGTCAGACCTGTTGAGAGAGTCAGCGTACTGCCGACTACCAACTTGACGACTGGTCGGGTGGTGATGCTTACCAGTGACAACAAGCTCTATCGGTACAGCGGAACTTCGTGGACGAAGGCTATATCAGCGGCTGACCTTGATGACCAAGTGAACCTCGCCACACAAGTCTTCGGACAAGTGCAGGCATCTAGCCTCACGGCGGGTCAGATTTCGACTGCATCGATTCAAAGCGGGGCCGTGGTCGCAGATTCCATCTCAAGCGGGGCGATTAGTGCAGTCAAGTTGGCAGCCGATTCCGTCACCTCAAATGCCATAGCAGCTAATTCTGTGAGCGCCTCTGAGGTGGTAGCCGGTAGTTTGACCAGCACAGAGCTAAACACTTCACAAATATTTGCCGACTCTGCCGTAATCGGTGCAATCCAAAGCTCGTCCATCACCACGGCAGCCGTGGTCAGCGCCATTGGCACGTTTGAATTTATCCAGTCTTCGAACATCCAATCGAATGCGATAACGGGCGGAAAGATAGCGGCCTCAACCATCGATGCGAATAAGCTAAACGTCTCGAATCTAGCGGCGATCTCCGCGAACCTCGGTGCTGTTACAGCGGGATCCATCAACGCGGCACAGGTAACGGTCTCTAATATCAACGGCTCAAACATTGCTTCGGGTACGGTTCCGACAGCTAGGTTAGATGTATCGGGGATAATCAGCGCGGGCGCTATTGTTGTTAACGGGTCAAACATCTCTGACCTGACAAACAATAGTGGGTTCATCACTGGCGGGCAGGTGAACACAAACGTCACGGCTATCTCTGGCGGGGTGATTACGACTGGCACCATCAATGCTAGTCGCATCAACATCGACAATGTGACGCTGGATACAAATGGGTCTGGTCAGCTAATTATTCACGCTTCTGGCGTAAATTCTGCTCAGATCGCAGCAAACGCGCTAGGCACGATTAAGGGAGACAGGACTAGTGATCAGACAGCGCAACAGTTCAGCACCAGCTATACCTCATTTATAGCTTCAACGCCGTTCCATCAGTTCGGCGGTCAGACCCTACAACTGTTGGCTGACATCACATTCACGACACCGCTTTCTACTTCGGATCTGATCGACTACTTGATAACACTGCAAGGCAATCCTAGTGGCACATTTTCTAGCTCGTCTGTAACGATGATAACCACGCACATACAGCGCACTGCCTCTTTGGGTCAGAGCTACGATGTGAACGGCACGCGAAGCGGTGATTTTAACACCTATGGGTTTTCGTTTAGCACTGGTATTACCGCTGGCGGTATATTGATGAGGCCAGTAGTTCCAAGTCTAAGAGGCGGGAGCACGATATACGTCAAGCTGTACGGTTATCAAAAGAACGTTACTAGCACACCACAGTGGGATAATAACTTCGTAACAGCAGAGGCGTTGGCGCGATGATCTACAGTGGCGACTCAGAAAACCCGAAAGCGATACCCGTAGAGCAAATCAATAGAAAACGTCGGGGCGAGGCTTTACAGGAGACTGACTGGACTCAGGTTAATGATTGTGTTTTATCAGATGAGGCGAAGGTGCGGTATAAGAACTATCGGCAGTCTTTGCGCGATATTACACTGCACCAAAACTGGCCTAACTTAGATGACGAAGACTGGCCCACATTGGAGACTTAAATGGCTACACAATTACAGATTAGGCGTGGCACCAGTTCACAGGTAGCCGCATTCACCGGCGCGGAAGGTGAGATCGTTGTCAATACGACTAACGACTCCGTGCATGTTAACGATGGATCAACAGCGGGTGGATTTGAGCTTGCGAGAGCAGATCTTAACAACGTATCAGACACCAGCCTAAACGCTGCGCTGACAGGCAACACAGTAAGCGCGTTGACGATCACAACACTAACGCTTGGCAGTACAGCAATCACTGCGACTGGTGCTGAGATCAACATACTTGATGGTGTAACGGCAACGGCAGCAGAGCTAAACATTCTGGACGGTGTGACCAGCACTACGGCTGAACTCAACATTTTAGATGGTGTCACTAGCACCGCTGCGGAGTTGAATATACTTGATGGCGTGACAGCGACAACGGCAGAGCTTAACTACGTTGATGGCGTTACGTCAGCGATTCAGACGCAGCTAGACGCCAAAGCGCCACTAGCATCGCCTACATTTACTGGGAATGTGGGTATTGGCGGAGCATCAGGTGGTGCAATCTTACAGCTAAATAATTCTTCAGCATCTTATTTAGATATGAAGTCAGACAATGTTCTGAGGACGCGAATATATAATGATTCTTCACAAACAATATTGGAATCAACAACTTCTAATTTAATTTTTAAATCTAATTCAACGGAACACATGCGCATAATCGGCGGCAACGTCGGCATCGGTACGAGCAGTCCGTCTTACAACTTGCACGTTACTGGCTCTGGAGACACGATTGCAGCAGTCACCGCTGGAGCTTCATCTGTTGCGGCTCTGAACTTAGGAAATGACACGAACAAAGCTGATGGCGGGATTCGTTACGACAACTCTGCCGATGCTTTAATTCTTCGATCAGGTAACGCAGAACGCATGCGCATCACGAGCGCAGGCAACGT